CTACCATCGGCATGGCGGCGGGCGCAAGGTGTGTGACCAGCTCGACGAGCGAGATCGGCAGCGCCGACTGTCGCTGGATGCCGCGCAGGATGATGACTGCGACCAGCGATCGCATTCGGCGTACAATGCGATGAAGCTGCGGCTTGGCGAAACCGTGTTCGTACACGACAGACAGATTCCAGAGCGCGTCCCTCACGGACGGCGCCGGTTCAGCACCGTGTCGCAGCGTGGGCTGCGCGAAGTCGTCGATGGCGGGTTGGTCGACCCGTTCGGTCGGTCCGTCTCGAGCGGGGCATTGCGGCCACAGCCAGCGACCCCGCCTGGCGTCGTCGCCTGGGAGGCGGCAACGGCCTAAACCCCACTCAGAGGAGAAGCCCCGTGCATCTGTCCATGTTCTCGTTCGTCGATGCCCTGCCGGTCGTGCAGGGCCTGCTGCTCCTGCTCCCAGTCGCCTTCGGCGCGCTGACTCTCGAGGACCCGCTGTTCGTGAAGCAGCGCGCTCTGGTCGAGACGCGCAAGATCGGCGCGCAAGGCGTACTCCGCGCCCTATTCGAACACATGGTCGGCAAACTGGCGGTCGAACTGCAGTTCGTCCCCTTCGACCAGACGGGCAACGCCGATTCCGTGATTGCCGATGTCGCGTGCAAGCTGTACGCGATCTACGCGAAGAAGCCGTCCGGCTCGAGCACGGACGCCTGGCTGAAGGGATCGGACCACGCGACGGTGGCGGCCGCGAACGGCGACATCGTCGTGAAGCTGTCGGCTGCGGCCGAGCACGCGCTGGTCTTTCCGGATGGCTTGGCGCTGGCGACCGGCCTTACGATCGCGTCACACACGGCGGTCGATGGAAGCACCGACTCGGACGACGCGGATGCCCCGGGCGGCTTCTGCATCATCGGCGCGGCGTAGGCACGTCGTTAACCGTTCACGCGCGTTCGTTCAATCCAACAGGGAGGGGCCGAGGCTCCCCCCATCGGAAGGACAGGTACCTCGATCATGGCCACTCGATTTCTCAACAAAGTGAACAGCCTCTCCGACATCCAGAATCTGGTCGGGGCGTCGGGTGTTGGCGTGCATGGTGGCATTCCGTACATCAGGTCGGATGCGGGCCTCATGCCGCTCGACACCAGCAAGCTCCTCAACCCGCCCATCTTCGTCGCCGGCAACGCCATCGGGTCCGACAGCAACGACGGGCTCTCCTGGCAGAAGCCGTACCTGACGATGCAAAAGGCGTTCAACAACGTGGAGTCGGGCGGGGTCATCTACTTCCGCGGCAACATCCGCGAGCAGATCGACACCCCGGCCGGCGTGTTCGATGTCACGGTCATCGGCCACGGCAATCGGCCGCGACACGCCGACGCGCATACGACCAACGGCGGGTACTCCGCGAACACCTGGAAAGCGCCCGCGTCGCCAGCGTCGGCGACGCCGCTGGTTCGGGTGCGACAGCAGGGGTGGCGGTTCGTCAACATCCTGTTCGCCGGGCCGAGCGACGAAGCGTGCGTGAAGCTGTTCCGCGACTCCGGGTCCGGGGACGATGAGCGCGACGCCAGCCACGCCGAGTTCATCGGGTGCCGGTTCGCCAGCGGGCAGGACGGCATCAGCGATACGGGCGGGTGCTATGGCGTCCTGGTCCAGAGTTGCCGGTTTCTCGCCATGACCGGATACGCGATCCTTGGCGTCGGCAACATCGGGGTCGGCCAGAGCGACTGGTGGATTCGCGACAACCAAATCGAAGGCTGCACGAACGGCATCAAGATCGCCGGGTTTCAGTGCCGGATTCAGAACAACTTCTTCGATGACGGCGGCACGCCCAACTCCACGGTGGTGCTCAACGTGAGCAACGGCGGTGGGGACAACAACTTCGTCGTCGACAACTTCTTCCAGGTTGCCACGGCGAACTTCAACACGCCTGATGTGGTCGGGAATGCCACGGACGTGTGGTTCAACGTCAGCATCGACTCGTTCACGGCGGGTCTGGAAAGCGGCCACGAGGTCGGTCAGCCGGCGTAGGAATCACCCTCAGCACCGCGAGGGGGGGCGCCTTCGGGCGCCCTTCCTCTCAGGAGCCAGTCATGAGTTTCGTCCAATCCGCCGCCGCGCTCCGGCGGCTCTTTCAGAACAAGACGACCCCAAAGACGATGTTGGCCGGGGCGTCCCCCAGCACCGATCCGCTGATTGCCGGCAAGGCCGGCTACACCCTGTTCGTCCAGCGGATCGAAGTGAGCATCACGACCGATGCCGCGCAGACACTCACGTTCCAAGATTCGGCCGACACACCCGTCGTGCTCGCGGCGATTGCGGCGAGTCCGGGGCTGGGGCGCAAGCTACTCCTCGAGAATGACGAGGGGGTGCCCTGCACGGAAGGAAAGGACCTCGATCTAGTTGCCTCGGCGGCCGGGTTGGCCGGTCAGGTGCTGGTCGAGGCGTACCTGAAGCCGACCGCGACCCTGGAACCCTCGGGGGTGTAGAAAGTCAAGGCGATGACGTTCACCGAGATGATCGCGATTGTGCGCTCCACGCTGAAGGAGCCGACCGCGAGCTTCTGGACGGACGCCGAACTGCTCAAGCTGGCCAACCTGGGGATCAAGGACCTCTGGCGCGGCATCACCAACCTCGACAAAGACCACTTCTACACGGTCGACTCGAGCAACGTCACGCTCGAGAACGGGGACATCACGTTGACCGGCGTACCGGCGACCGTGGCGCGGGTCCTACTCATCGAACCTCAGAGCCTGACGTCGTACCCGACAATGACGTTCGAGCCTCGTGGGTATGGTCATCCGGACATGATCCGCGCGCGGGCATTGGCGGCGGCGGCTCCAGCCGATGGCGATGCGCGGTTCTTCGCGGTCGTTGGAGCCGGGGCCCCGGTGGGCGCGCCGACGATCTACTGTGCGCCGAAGGTGAACGCGCAACTCGCGCTGTCGCTCGTCTACGTGCCCTCGCTGGCCGACAACGTGACGGGCGACGAGAATCCTATCCCTGGGGAAGCCGACCTCGCGGTCATCGCCTGGACCGTCGCGTACGCGCTGGCGAAGGAATCCGCCACTCATCAACCTGACAAGTTCTGGCTCGACGTGTACAACACCGAGAAGCAGATCTGCGTGGAGATGGTTCAAGAGCGCCAGTCGGTGTTCGGCCACAAGCGGGCGCAGGAAATCGCGGTGCCGGTGGGCGATGGCTAGCACGGTCCTCTCCGTCATCGTCGAGCGGGCCAGGCGCCGGCTGAACCTCAACACGGCCGGCGACTACATCTGGACAGACCGCGAGCTCGTCGAGCACGCCAACAACGGGATTCGGCAGTTGTGGCGATCGGTCAAGAACCTGAAGCGCCAGCACTTCTTCACGCAGGACCTCACGAACGTCTCGTATGAGACGAGCTCGACCTCGTTGACTGGGGTGCCGTCGGACGTCGATGTCGTCCACATGATTCGACCTCGAAGCCTGACGACGTTTCCGGGGACGATGTTCGTGCCGCGCGACATCGGGTCCTCCGACTGGGAACGGGCGCTGCAGCTCTCCGCGCAGGATCCGATCAGCTCGTGGTTCTACTACGCGATCACGGGAGCCGGCGGGCCGGTGGGCGCACCCACGATCCTCGTCGTGCCGACGACGTCGACGGCGATTCCGCTCGAGTTCGTGTACTTGCCCACGCTGGGGACCTACGCGATCACGGATACGCATCCGATTCCCGGCGAGTCCGATGACGCGATCGAGTACTACATCGTCGCGCACGCGCTGGCCAAAACTCGTCAAGACCGCGATCCTTCGCCGGCGTATCTTCAGCTCTACGAGAAGGACAAGGATGAGCTCTTGGTGTCGCTGACCGACCGCCAGGACCAGGAACCTCGCTACGTCGACGCCGTGTTCCAGGACGATTGGAATTGACGTGCCCGATGAGAAGATCTATGACCTCGGGAAGCTGGGCGTCCACATCACGCCGTCGCCGACGCACGCGCCGAAGGGCTCGCTCGCATTCGCACAGAACGCTCATCTAGACCCGGAAGGCGAGGAAGGCGGCCTGGGCAAGCGTCCGAGCATGACCTCGTTCGTGAGCTCGCTCGGTTCGGTATCCGGGCTCATTCACGTCCCGATCGGGCTGACGTCACCGAAGCTCTACGCGGCGCTGCAGGCGACGAGTGTCCCTGGATGGCAGGCGTCGACGGACGGGACGACCTGGGCGAACGATTCCGTGATCGGCGTGCCGGCGCAGAGCACGAAGATCGACCAGCTCTCGGCGTCCTTGGGCGGCCTCAGCCCGAACCAACCCTGCGCTTCCTACCACGGCAAGGTCTACTATCCGGGGAACGACTACATCCCGTTCAACGACGCCGGCCACACGCCGCCGACGATCCGCGTCTACGACGGCGTCACCGACCTGCAGATCGCGCAGATTCCGTACCATCCAGGGGCGACGGTCGGATCGAACTCGATTGTCATCACGGCGATCCACGTTCACCGGGATTCGCTCTACGTGGCGACGGCCGACGACAGCACCGGCACGAAGGGGCGCGTGTTCGAGCTCGACCCGGTCACGGGCACCCTCACGCAACTCGGCGAGTCGTTCGGGACCGCCACGGGCGAGCTTGCCGGCGGGGTGCCCTGGTCGTTGGCTTCGCTCGGGCAGAAGCTGTTCGCCGGCACCCACAATCTCGGAGGCGCACCGACGGCGCACGCGTACTGGATTCGGCCAGGGGTCGATTCCACCTGGACCGACGACCACACGTTCACGACCGGCGAGGGCCATGTCCTCTCGATGGTGAGCTATCACGGTCTGCTCTACGCGGGCGTCTCTGCCGATCTTGGGCTGACCGCGCGTGTGCTGAAGCGGGACCAGGCGGGCGCCTGGACGAGCTCTGATGACATGGGCAGCACGGCTCCGGTCGGGTACGACTACTACGATGGGCTGGTCGTCTATCAGGACGAGCTCTATGCCGTGCGGTTCCAGCGGTCGGGCACGCCGACCTTTGAGATCCGGAAGTACGACGGATCGAGTTGGTCGACCGTCTACGACATCGAGGCGAACTTCGCGACCCGCTCGACCGTCGGGCAACCGATCGTGTTCGACGACAAGCTCTACGTGCCGATCCCGCAGACGACCGGCGCGACGGCCGGGGCCGGCCTGATTCTTGAGAACGACGCGGGCGCCTGGTCGAAGGTCGACGACTACTCCGGGCGAGGCATGATGGCGAAGGTGGCGGTCTGATGGGCTTCTATCTGGTGCAGGGCGGTTCGTCGCTGTGGTTCGTCGACACGGCCGGCACGAAAACCCAACTCACCCTCCCGTCAGGCGTCACGCTCTCGACCACTCGACGGCCCCGGTTCGCGGTGTTCGGCCAGCGCGTCATCATGACCAATTCACCGAGCGTGAATCTGGTCATCAACCCCGATGGGACGGTCAATCGACTCACGCCAGCCACGCCCGGGTCGGCGCCCGTTCTGGGCAACACCGGCAGCGGGAATCTCTCGGGCGTGTACCGGGCACGGACGTCGTTTCTCATCCTCGACGAGTTCGGCGACGTGGTGTCCGAGAGTCCGATCGGGCCGGCGTCTGGCGCGAGCCCGGATCTGACAACGGAGAAGCTGTCGGTGTCGGGTGTGCCTGTCTCGACCGACTCGGACGTGAATGCCCGGCGAATCTACCGAACGCTCACCGGTGGGTCGGTGTACTTCCACTGGCTCGATCTCGACGGGAACACGCTGACGACCTTCACCGACGACGCGCAAGACGCGGCGCTCTCGACGCTCTCGGCGCCGGACTACCTGGGCGTGCCTCCGGGCGCGACCGACGCCGTGCAGATGAAGATCATCACGGAATGGCGTGGCCGGTTGTGGGGGGTGAGCTCGGCGCGCCCGGACTACGTGTTGTACACGCCAGCCGATACGCCGTATGCGTGGCCGGCAGCTAATTCGCTGATCGTCCAGCCGCTCGGAGCCGACTCCGAGGGGAACGTGGCCTTCATGCGGCGGCGGGACGAGCTCGGCATCGCGAAGCGGGACTCCATCTCGAAGATCATCGGATCGGACGAAACGAACTTCGAGCCGAAGAACATCATCAACGGGGTGGGGTGCGTCGCGCAGGAAACCGTCGTCATCATCAGGGACACGGCGTACTTCCTCTCGGAAGATGGGGTCTACACCTGGGGCGCCGACGGCCTCAACTCAATCTCGAAAGAGCACGTCGACCCGTGGTTCACGAAGGACACCTATTTCAATCGGTCGAAGTTCAGCACCGCGTTTGCGAAGTGGAATCAGAAGTACGACCTGTACGAATTGCATCTACCATCCCCCTCGCAGACGACGCTCGATCGCTGGGTGGCCTACGATGTGCGAAAGAAGATCTGGCTCGGCCCGCACAAGACCGGGGCATTCACGCCGACGTGCGCGGCGGCGATCGAGGACGCCAACGACCTGGCGGTGCCGGTCATGGGGTCGAGTGCGGGCGCGATCTGGAAGCAGAACCAGAGCGGATCGGCCGACGGGACCACCGCGGTCGAGTTCAATGCGAAGATGCGGCCGATGTCGATGGACGAGCCCGACCTGCAGAAGTACTTCGGCCAGCTGTCGCTCATCTCTCGCAAGGAAGCCGAGATTGAAGGAGGCACGCCCACCGTCAGCGTCTATGCTGCGGTTGGGGACGTCGACGCCTCGGAACAGGCCGTCATCACGGCCGACCTGGAACTTGGGCGCCAACTTCTCCGTCGCCTGTCGACCTCGGCTCAACCGGTCGGCCGATACCTGACGTTGCGGTTCTACAACAACTTTCTCAACGAGGAATCCGCCGACGAGCAGCCCTTGATGCTGTACGGGATTGAATTCCCGTGGGGCAGCATCGGTCGACGCTGATGACCGCCCGCTACAAGCCGTTCGACGTCTACTGGCCGCTGAGCCCGGACGTCGTCGAGGGCATCAACCAGAACTTCGACGAGCTCTTCAAGGATCTCAAGACCGCCGACGACACGGCGACGACCGCGCTCGCTGATGCTGCGGCGGCGCTGCAACCGCCGGCTGGGATGGCCGCCGGCGACATTCTGTTCGCGACGTCGGCGACCGAGCTCGATGTGCTCGCGGCTACCGGTCTGGGCCGGGTCCTGCTGTCTGGATCGACGAGCGGACCGACCTGGTCTGGAGTGGCTGGCGCAACGCAAGTCCTTGTTGGCCAGGGCGCCGGGAGCGATCCGACGTGGGGGGCGGTGCCAGCCCATGATCTGCTGTCGAGCGTACACGGCGACACGGTCGCTGGATCGCCGACGGCCGGCGACCTGATCGTCGCGAACACGACGCCGGCCTGGACGCAGCTGGCCATCTCGGGGTCTGGCGGGAAGTTCCTGCGATCGAACGGCGCGACGCCGAGCTGGCAGGCCATCCTCGAGACGGACATCACCGACGGCGGTCTGCTCGCGCGTATAGGCGACAACGAGATCATCTCGGGGTTGTGGAAGTTCAACTCCGGTGCCGGCTTCGGCGCCACGCCGGCTAGCGGCCAGGTCCTGGTGACGCTGACGTCTGGAGCTGGCATCTACGCGGTGGAGATTCGCCAGGGCACGACGACGTCGGGGAGCTCGTTCGGCATGATGATCACGGGCGGAACGACGAGCGGCGACGACGCGCTCCGGATTCGTCAACTGCCTGGACTCGGCGACATCTTCAAGGTTCGTGGCGATGGGGCGGTCGGGTGGGGCACCGCACCGTTGACTTTCATCCCGGACTCGGCCGATATCGCCCTCACGGCCTCAACCGCCACACTTCCGATCGACCTTGCGGCGGATGTGACGGGAACCTTGCCGGTCGCCAACGGCGGCACCGGGGCGACTACCCTGACCGACGGCGGCCTGCTGCTCGGTTCAGGGACGGGAGCGATTACCGCCCTGGGCGTCGCGACGAACGGCCAGATTCCCATCGGCGACGGCACGACCGACCCTGTCCTGGCGACGCTCACGGGCACCGCCAACGAGATCACGGTCACGAACGGCGCTGGTAGCATCACGCTCAGCCTTCCGGCCAATGTGACCATTGCCGGCGACCTCACCGTCAATGGCGGCTCGGGGTCGAACGTCGGCCTGCTCGCCCAGACGAACATCTGGACCGCCACTCAGCAGATCAGCGGGGCGGTACCGCGTTTGGTGCTGTATGAAACAGACCAAGCCGCAGACGAGAAGGCGTGGCACATCCTAGTGGCGAGTGCCCATCTGCGTTTCCTTGCAGGGACTGATGCTGGGTCTGCTATTGGTTCCGCCCTCACATTGATTCGCGGCACCGGCACCGCCGTGGCGAACGTGACGGTGGGCACCGATCTCATCGTCGAGGGGGACGCGACCCTCGAGGGAGACGTGGAATTCGATGGGCTGGCGGCCTTCGATCGCTCGATCGTCGTGGGATCGCCGACCGGAGGCGACAAGGGCGCCGGCACGATCAACGCCCAGGCGGTCTATGATGACAACACGCTCTTGACGGACTTCGTATTCGACGAAGAGTACCGTCTGCCGCCGATCGAAGAGATGGAAGCCTTCTTCCGCCAGCATCGGCATCTCCCGACGATCAAGGGCCGGGCGGAGTGGGAGGCCGGCGGAGGGTTCTCGGTGGGCCAGCTCGCGACGATGCTCTGGGAGACGGTCGAAGTGCAGGCCCGGTACATCGCCGAGATCGACGGGCGCTTGACGACAGGGGGGCTCTGATGCCGATCATTCTGTCCTCGCAGAGTTCGGACGTGCAGACAGCACTTCGACTCAAGGCGGTGGCCGAGCACCAAACTGGCCAGACGTTGACGGACGCCGAGGCGCGCGCATGGCTCATCGAGCTTGTGCGGGCGCACATCGAACAGCTCGTGCAAGGCGTCGAACGCGAGATGGCCTCGACGGATCCGGTAGTGCTCGTCGACACGTAACCCAGGAGGCTCACATGGCGCAGTCGGTCACGAAGCGGTTGGTGTTCTCGGACTCGGACGAGTCGAAGCAGCGGTACGAATTCCTGCAGCAGGCCATCTACAACGGGCATCAGATCTACGGGAACCAGAAGCCGTACGCATCCACCATCGCCGAGGCTCGGCTGATCGAGCAGCTGCAGGCCGTCGGCGCACCGAGCGGCCGATCGTATGTCGGCGGGGACCAGCAGTACGAGCTCACCTTTCTCGACGAGGACGGCGATGTCCTGCCGCGCGTGCTTGAGGTCGACCCGGAGCATCACCAGCTGTTGCTCCAGTACGCGAAGGGCATCTCGTGGCGCGGCGGCGTGGCCCCGAAGATCGTCGATCTGGTCAAGTGGCTCACGGCGGCGCCGACGACGGACGTTGACAGCGCCCAGTCCTGAGCGTATTTTCTGAACGGGAGGAATATGCCACTCGCGAGCACCTACGGCATCGGCGCTCCAAACCAGGGGAGTGGGCTTGCACTCCCTCGCATGCCCACGCGTCCCAAGTACAATCGTCCAGACCCTGGAAACCTCCGGCCGGGCACGCGCGTCTGGGGAGGGGTCGCGAAACCCGTATGGGCCGGTGGCGGCTACAGTCGTGTATTCACCGACAACCCTGCGCTGGATGCCCTCAACAGACAGTCGGCCAACGGCTCCTCCGCT